CATTCCACACATCTTTTTTACATAATCCCTAAATTGTGCTAACGTTTGAATTCTTGCCATATTTTACCTTCCATTACTTCTTTCTTAATGCGTTTTTCTTTTCTTTTTTAATTCTCTTACCAGCAAGAGGTTTTTCTTTTTTAGGTTCTTCAATTTTCTCTTCTTTTTTTACTTCATCATCTTCTAATTTTATTTTTATTATATTATTTTCTTCTTGTGGTGGAGTTTCTACTTTGTCTTGAATATTTGTTTCATAAACTTCAAGTATTCTAATTCCAGATAATTGATTATTACGAAAATCAAAATAAGGTATATCATATACTCTTCTATCATTTGGAATAATAATTTGTTTACCAGAAAACAATTCTTTAGGTAAAGGATAAGGAAAATCTACTACATTAATTACTTTCAATCTGAAATTTTTCATAACCATATTCCTTTTAAAGTGAAAAACAATAACTACTTATATTTATAGTTTTTCACATATCAAAAGGAATATTGGAGAAAAAAGGAAGAAAAAATTTGGTTTATCTTGAGGAATTCCAAACGTAGCGGATATTACCACTATCATATATTCTGTAAATATTTCTATTTAACATAATCTCATGTTCTGACAAATTGGGATCATATCCCTCTTTAACAAGAATATCTTTTCTATAGATAAATCTATCTATTCTTATATCTTTTACAACATATGAATAAGAAGGTTTTGATATTCCATCTTTTACAAAACCTAATTTATCATATAAAGAATTATCATTATTCATAGTCCAAGATCTATCTGCATAACTAATAATCTTTTTAGGATCTATTTGATCAATAAAATATTTAAATAACTTATTTGCTCCACCTATTACAGATGTATTTAACTTATTACAAAATCTCAATAATTCATAACTTCCTTCTTCTGAAATAGAACCAAGATTCTTTCTTAATGATCCAAAAGTCATTAAAGATACCAATTCATCTTTGAAATACAATCCATACCTATATTTACTTACACAATTTCCTTGTAAATGATTTTTATTTAAAAAATCATCAGTATCCACAAAACTTACTTGTTTAATATCACATTCTCTAGCATATATTTTATTAGATTTATTCAACAAATTCAATAATCTGGATTTAACAATATTACTTTTATAATCCCAATCGTCTTCAAAAATATGTATTAAATGTATACCTTCATTCTCACACATATTAGTTTTTTTCAAATGATATGTATTTTCAACTTTAACTTCACTATGCCAATATAATCCATTAAACTCAATTCCCAAACTGTATTCTGGAATAAAAATGTCAATCTCATAATCTGATACTTTTTTATTCTCTATTATCTCACCAAAATAAATGGATTTAATAAATTCTACAACTTTCTTTTCTTTTAAAGAAAAATTTTTATGAATAGGATTACAATTAAAACAAACGTCTACACCATTTAAATATCTTAACTTAAGACACTGTTTTTGAATTTTAAAAATACTATTACATTTTTTACATTTTAAATATATATTATTATAATCTTCATATTTTACTAATTCCAAACTATCATAATTTTCTTTCAAAAAAATATTCAATTTATCCATAGTATCATTAAATATTTTTTCTTTTATTTTAGTTTTAACAGATTCAACTTTTGTAACGGAATCTACACCATATTTATTCATTAATGTATTTTTTGTTTTATTTTTAATTTCATCAGAAAAAGAAGGATGTTCTACTCCATATTTTTCCAGCATAGTTTCTTTACTTTTATCTTTAAACTCTTGTACTTGAAATGTATTTTCTACTCCATATTTTTTTATACATGTATCTTTATATTTTTTTCTATTTGTATAATATTTAATTCCATATTTATCTAAACTCGTTTGTTTGAATTTTTCTCTATTTGTAAAAAACTTTACACCATATTTTTCTTTATGTGTATCAAATCTCTTAGTTACTATATCGTCTATTTCTTCTTTTGATTTATTTTTCCACGTTTGTGATGATTTCTCAGCATTAACATAATTTTCATTGCCATATATTTTTAATTTAGTTTGTTTTCTTTTTTCTATAGTATCATTACTATTGGCAGAACATTTAGAAGAACAATATTTAAAATAACCATATGTTATATTTTTAAAATTAGTTTCTTTACCACAAACTAAACATTTTCCATCTTCATCTAATTTAATATATTGATCATAATAATCTTTAATATTCAAATTGTGTGATTGAGCAATATGGAGAGATAATCCTCGATTTGTTTTAAAAATTTTATTACAAATTTTACATTTAATATCATTCATATCTAAATACCTCAAAATTTCAAAATACTTGTAAATATTAAACAATATGATATTTTTTTTCCTAAAAAGTCAAGAAAATAAAAAAGGTCAGATGTTTTAAACACCTGACCTTTAATTTACTTATGAAACTAATTATTACTGAGCACCAGCAATAAGTTTGTTTACATTGTAGAACGGAATTAACCTGTAATAACGTCCTGCACCTAATAGGTTTGTTACGATAGCGTATCTGCTCATAACACCTACTCTTGGACTGAAATCATCTTGACTAATAGCTCTATTAGTAAGACCCATAATATAAGGACAGAAGATAACACCAGAATCGGAGATTCCAGGACCCTTATATCCAACAAGAGCGTACTCAGTCTTTGCATACTGATCACGATAAACTTCAATAGTACCATTAAGTTTACCAATAGCACTCATTGTTGTTGCTGGATTTACATTCTGTGAATAATTAACAAACTGATGACCTGCTGACTGCAATGCAGAAGCAATAGCAGGAGAAACAACAACAAAGTTTCCTGGACCTCTACGTGTAGTAATAGCAAGTTTGTTAGAGAAATATATGATAGATGAAATAATATTCATATATTTTTCACCTGACCATCTACCATCAATACCAGTTCCACCACCTGTCAAATCGATAGGAGATATAACTTCTCCACCGTTTGCAGTATCTATAGCTGCATTTTTAATATTTGAAAGAAGTTCTCTGTCAAGTTCTGCAGTAACTTCATACTGAAGAATGTTAACCATTTCTCTCTCAATGTCAATTCCATGCATTGCACGAATATCCTGTGCGGCTTCCAAAGAGAAAGAAGCAGCTAGTTTACGTGTGTATGCTTCAATTGCTATTTGATCAATCTTCAATTTAAGTTGAGGCCATTCTGGAGTTCCACTTGTTCCTGCAATCTGCCATGTTTCACCTGCACTTGTAACAACACCTGTTGCAGATGTATCATAAATACCTGTTGCACCTACTGTAGCAGACAATGCACCAGTACCATTAGGAGCATTAAGAACTGCTGATGTATATCTTGTTGATCCTGTGAAACCTGCATATTCAGGAATTTTATCCCAAGCTGCTTCAATATTTTGTCCATCATTGTAAACTACACGAAGAGCATAAGCAAGACCTACAGGAGTAGACATTGCCTGAACACCAACAATCTTATTTGCAAATAGATCAGGAAATGCACGTCTTACAAGTGCAAGAGCAACTGGTCTAAATTTATAAGCATCTAAACTCGCTACACCATTTGAAAGACCATCTGATGCCAACTGACCAACATTTACAACACCATCAGATTCTGACAAAAAGACTTCTTGTCCATTAAAATCTTTTGTTTCTTGGTTTTCCAAAAGCTGTGCAAGATTTTCTTTTAAATATGGATCTGCTATATCCTTAATACTCATCTTGCCTTCAGCAGATTCCCATTTCTTTACTAATTCTTTCTTAGAAATCATAGTTTTCCTCCTACTTATTTTTAATAAAAAACTTTCTTTAAGTTTTACTCCAATTATTATTTATATAATTTTACTTAAAAAATTACATATATCTATTTGCTAATTTAGTTGTACTATTTACTTCAACTTCTTCTTTAACAACTTTAGGTTGTTCTACAACTTTCTTAGGATCTACATTATCATTTACATCTACAGATTCATCAAGAATTTTCTTCTTCTGAACTTTTTTAGATTCTACTTTAGGAGTACTTTTTGTACTTTCCTTAAGCATACCTACAAATGTATCGATCTTTTCTTTTACTTCTGTGAAATGTTTATCCTTAAAAAGTTTTACAACTTTCTCTTTTTCTGAAGGAAGCATTCCTTCTGTCTTCTCAGAAATCAAAAGATATGTTGCAGTCTTTTCAAGTCTTTCTTCAGATTGCATTAATTTTGCCATAGATTCTGAAAGTTGTTTTTCAAGTTTCTGAATCTTACTTTTTGCTTCTGCAATTTTCTTAGAACTATCTGAATTAAGTTCAATAAAATTCTCAGAATACACTTTCTTTATTCCATCTACAACTGGTAAAAGTGCTTCATTAATTGCAATCTTCTCAATCATCTGATCACTAATCTGTTCAGCAATAACATGATCAAAGAAAGAATCCAACTTAGAAACGACTTTCTTTTCAAGATTTGTCAATTTAGAATCGTAATCTTCAACCAACTTTACTTTTGCTTCTGTAAGTCTTTTTTCGACTTCTTCAGTTACATATTTTTCTGAAATCTCTTCATACTTCTGTTTAAGTTCTTCTTCTTTTAAAGAAACCTTTTCTTCAACTTTTTCATTAATCATCTTTTCAAGTGCTTCTTCAAAAACTTTAAGATCTTCTTCAGATAATATTTCTTTAATTTTATCTGTTATGTCCATAAAAATATCCTCCTTACAAATTGTTATAATTATTTATAATTTTACAAAACAAAAATACACAAAAATCAATATATTTTAAATTTTATGTTTAATATCATTCAAAAAATCTTTAATAAGAAAGTTTAAAACCTCTTTAGAATTAGAATATTTTTTATCTACTGTTTTTTGTAGTTTATCAATAGCTATACTAACCCATTGATCTCCTTCTCTAATCCACTCCTTATTCTCTAAAACAGACTCAACGAATGCTTTAGGTGCAGATGGATCAAATACCAAATCTGCTGGAGTTATAAGAGAATAATCTTCCTTTACTATATCTCCATCCAACGATCCTACCCCTCTTGTACTTACACCAAGTAATATCTTTTCAGATACTAATGTCTGAGCAATTTTACCCATAGGAGTATCAATCAAACGTAATACTCCGACACCATCATCATTTTCCATAATTAAAGACTCTATCACATGAGATATTCTATCAAGATTGATTTGAGGTGAATTACCAGTCCAAAACGCTTTATTATTTTCTTTCATATAAAAATTAGAATTCTTCACAGTTAAACAATAAACATTACCATCATGTTCAACCTTTTCAATTTTTAAAAATCTTTCATCTAAATAAATAGCATCAGAAGTTGATATAGAAAGTTGATAAAGTGTATGTTTGTTTTCTGCCTTAATTAAATGATCTGCAAATATATAATCTTTATCAGGTTCTATTATTTGCCAATTACCACAACCACCTGATTTAATTAAACATTCATGTAAATCTTCTATCAATTTTTTAGAAACTGAAAATAAATTTCTTCTTGATATTAAACTATACTCATTTATTTGATTTCTACCATCACCCATTATAAACCATTCAATTAATTCATTTAAATATATTGAATCAAGTTGTTTAATTTCATATGGAATATATTTAGAATAACAATCACCTAATTGAGATACATACTTCCAAAGTCTAATATCAGAAACAAAAAATTCTACCTTTTTATCACTTCTATAAGATTTACTCCATTTAATAGGAAATTTATTCAACATCTCTTCAATTTTATCACAATCTTCACCTTTATTTTGAGTAATTTTTACAATATACTTTTCTTTTGAATAATGCCCTTCTGCTAACCAAATTCCTAAAAATTGAACAAAAGTTAAAGTATCTATTATTAAATCCTCTTTAACATTATTATTAAATTGCCAATATTTCTTAGAATAATATTCTTCATCTGATAAACCATTTATAACTATATTTTCAACATCTTCACCAATCCAATTACCTCTTTTTACAATAGAATGTTTATTATATTTATTTCTATTATTATATATTTCTTCAAGTGTAACATATACTAATTTTCCATATCTATCTTTCAAAAGAAATCTATGATTTGGAGTAAATGCTGAATCTATATTTCTACCTTTTACATAATATCCATAACCTTTATACGGTTCAACAATTATTCTTTCAATAGAATTTAACTCGATATTACCTTCATCATTTAAAGTTAATACTTCTTCGCCAACTTTAAGATTTTCAAAACTTTTCCAACCTTCCTTTGTCAAAACATCAAAATCTTTTGACAAATTACATTCTGGATGATCCATTTCACCAACAGCTCTATTGGTTTTGATTTTTTCTTCGTTATACTTAATAACTTCTCTTTCTAAAATCTTCTTGGGATATATTCTTCCATTTCTATTCTTTGTCTCAGATTGAAGAAAAACACCTTTCAATTTGAAATATTTCTTTTTATCTCCTTCAACTTCTGTTTCTGCATCTTCTACAATGACAGATATATCCTTGAAGTCTACATATTCTCTAAGAACTTTCATAGTTTTAATCTCCTAAAATATCCTAAATAAATTACTTACTTACAGACATTACTTCTTCCATTTTCTCTCTGGTAACACCATTGATTTTAGCAAGTACATCAATTTTTTTATCTTGTACTTTACTCCATATTTTGTCAGCAATTTGTTTTTCGAATTCTGATTGAAGTTCTACCCAATTACCATCTAATACTTTTTTTATAATAGACATAAATACCTCCTCATATATTTTACCTAAATATATTTATATTTTTTTATTGAAAAACTTACTTAAACATTTCCTATATTATTTATAAAACCATCTCTATTATTAAATTTATCTCTTATAGAATTATCATCATCTAACCAACTTGTAAATAAATCACTTGATTTAGTAGAATCTCCAACATCAAATAAAATCGATTCTGGAGCAGTTGTTGCTGGTGATGTCAATTCTCCACCTTCTGGAGTTGTTGGTTCAGGTTCTGGTTCTATTCCACCACCTAAATTTTCTCCACCACCTAAATTTTCTCCACCACCCAAATCAAAACCACCACTAATATCTCCACCACCCATTCCCATCTCTGATGATTGACCTTTAACTCCTTCTTCTTCAGGAACATTCTTTAATTTTTCTAACATATCAACATTCTTCTGCCAAAGTTTATCAGAGAACATAATAATGTCTTTAATAACCAATTCAGGAGCAAAGAATCCTTTCGGATTATTTTCTTTATCGTAAATGAAATCATTTATAGATGCAAGTAAAGCAAAACGAGATTCATTTATTTCCATTTCTTTGTATTCTTTAAATAGATTTGATGAGTTAAACTTTATATTAAACATTCCTTCATCAATATATTTTTCATCGATACCCTTGATTTTCAACAATGTCATAAAAGATGACATTATGATATATGAAAATCTTTTTTGAAGTCTTTCAACAAACCTAGTAAATTTCAATTCTTCCCTTAAAATATCACCAGATTTACCTGAAGAATAATTAACTCCTGCAGAATCATCCCATCTTGAACGTGGGAGTTTAAGTATCTTGTAAAGTTTCTTCAAGAAATAATTAACATCTTCAAGTTCTCCTAAATTCATTCCACCACCAATAGTTTCTACAGTAGTACCTTCACCACTTTCATTTTTAGCAAACCAGAAATCTTCAGTCAATGCTTGAATATTCTGTGTAGAATTCATCGCACCTGTTTCTGGATCATATATAATTCTTTTCTTATATCTCTGAATCATTCCTTTAATGTATTCTTCTGCTTTACCTTTTGGCATTCTACCAACTGCAATATTCCAAACTCTACGTTCTGGTGCTCTACAGTTATGTACTGTTATATTATTAACTATAAAATTATGTTCATCTGATTCTACCTCTATATCATAAACTGTTCTTTCTTCAAATTGTTCAACAGAACAAATATTTTCATAATCATTAAGTTGCAACTTAGTCAGAGTCACTGACCAACTTTCAGTTTCTCCAATAAACCTATTCAAACTCTTTCTAAATTTTTTATTTTTTGATCTATTTCTGATTAATCCTGAACATAATCCTATCGATGACCATAACTCCTTTACATCTTCTACTAATCGTTTGTTACACGATTCTATTGTAGAAAACCAAGTTCCCTTATTGGTATATCTTTCACATCCATCTGCATCAGACAACCCCTCAATAAATGCTTGTCTAATAGATCTTTTTGCAGTAAAAACCCATTTAGGAATTCTTTTATTATGAGCACCTTTAATATATCCCAAACTCTCAAATATCTTTGCTCCCACAGAAGAACATGTCTTATAATTTCCATATCTTCTGTTTTTAGGTGTATATAATTCACACGTTCCAAAATATTTTTTCAATAAATTTGAATATTTTATGTTGATATCTCCATTTTCTCCTTCAGCAAAAACGATACTCTTATTATCAATAAATCCATCACCAATAAGAAATCCAAATAATCTAGCAAAATCTTCATTTACATATTCAGGTAAATCGATTCTTTCAGAATTATTTTCTCCTTTATTAACATAAACCAAATATTCTTTACTAATTCCTATTTTCTCACAAACTAATTCTCCTTTATCTTTAGGAATCGCTTTTCCTTCTGTATATAAAAATTGCCATATCCTACCATATGAATAGTCAATTTCTTTAGCAATTTTTTTAACTAATTTTGTTTTATTATCACATTTTAAATTTCTAATAAAATCATTATTTTTTAGTTTTACAAATTCTTCTCCAACAATTCTTGGAATTTTAACATATTCTTCCTCATATATTTCCTTAGAAGAATTTATTAATTGATGAGTTTTAGTAATTAATTTA